ACGGTTTTTTGTATTTCTAAAATTTCATCTAAACCTGAATTTAAACTACCACTCTTTTGGTAAAGAGTTGAATCTTTTTCTGCGAATGTAAAAAAATGCATTTATCTACTCCCTAACTCCTAAATTATCACCCAATACTTTTCCTTTAATATCTGTGTTAGGAAATTTAACTTCAAATATACTTGGATCTAATGCTGGATATAAAATACCACCACGTAATGATGTGTTTATATCAAAGAAATTACCTGAGTAACCTTGAGCTATTTGATATTTGTTTTCAACTACAACTGCTAAATTATTTGGATTATTTTCTGTTGGATTGACAACTGTTGCAACACCATCTACTAATGATAATTCATAAACTAAATCAGCAAGAACTATTGGTTGACCTATCTGCCATCTATCAATATCAAAGAAATTTTGTACTGTACTAACACATCTTAGTAAAACTTCATTTTTATTAAAACCAATTTTTGTTAATATTGCAAAGTTAACTGCTATGTTAATAATATATGCATCCTTAATATTAATAGCATCAGTAACTAATCTATATTGTGATAAATAAGTTTTTAAATTTTGTTTTGTTGTTTGTGTTAATGGTGCTAATTTTTTATTAGAGTTAAATCCAAGAGTATACATATTCATTGCTAATGGATTTGGTATATTATTAACTTGTAAATCTTTTAAACTAGTTCCAACATCTGATTCGGTTATTTCTCTTTCTAATTTTTCAGCCATACCTATTTTACTTAATTGTTCATCTTGAGACATGTGAACTTTTGAAACTGTTCCAAATTTAGCTGGTAAGGAGTAAGCTCTTACAATATAATCTTCTTTAGTAACTGCTCTTTGTTGTGCTTGAAAATACGCTAATGCATTTTCTCGTGTTTCTCTAACAGCTTCACCAGATGAACCACCAGCAGCTGGTTTAGGATTATTAAATGCAACGGAGTCTTTTGATTCTTGTACTAGTGAAGTAGAAAGACCATTATCATTGATGGTAAAATTTATTACTCCTAACTGATTGATATCACCCATACCTACATTATCATCTACACCACCACCATGTGAATACTCTATGGTCAATGTTGTATTTGCTGGTGCCATACCAAATGTACTTGTCTTCAAAAAATTAGAAGGATCAAAAGCGGTAGTTAAAAAAGAGGGACTACCTGGTAAATTAGAACCTACGTTTGTTGGATTTGGTACAATTTCTTCATCAGGATTATCTGATATCCCAGCTCCAAATTTTAAAACAGTTTCATCATTTTCATTTATAAAAGTTGTAAATCTTCTAGATACTCTTTTAAGTTTTAGTATGTAAGCTACACTTTCTCTATCACCAATAGAAGAAGGATCGTTTGCTGAGTTATTTTCCATATTTTCAAAAATTGTATCTCTAGCTAAAGAATCAACTTCATACCATTTATTTCCATCACTATCTGTACAAGATATAATTTCTATTACATCTGAATTTCCTAATTTTATTTGAGTATACTTTTCAGCTGAACCAAAATCAAAAAACTCTGTAGATATTTCACCACTTCTTGCTTTTACTTTTTTCTTCAATAAAAATTTTGTTGGTTCACCACTATCAGTTTCAAAGATATTAACTTCTCTAGTATCGTATGAACTAGAAAATTTAAAGTTTACATCTTCTAAAGTTCTAAAAGTAGTTCCATTTGAAGCTGCGTTTATTTGAGTTCCTTCGTCAATTGTCAAAGCATATCTAAAATCTGGTTTACTGTTAAGTGCTGGAACTGTTTGGAATACATCAAGAACAACATCAGCTGGTGCTGTTGTTTTTGGTTTATATCCAAAAGATTGTGCAATATTGTATACATTACTTTTTTCTTCAGCATACGCTAGAAGTGTTTCTCTAAATTGTGAATCAATGTAGTAAGAAAGAACATCACCAACATAAGAAGCCATTTCAATAAACATCATACCAGGTGAAGCTTCGTTAAAATCATTGTAGGTATTTGGAAAGTATTGTTTAGCAAATTCTATAAGATTTGATTTAAAATCACTAAAGTCTTTATTTAAATAATTTACAGATTTTACTGAATCCTTTTTTATACTTGTACGTGCCATTAATATCCTCCTCCACCAGAACTTCCACCACTACTATCACTACCATCAATTTCTGTTCCCTCTTTGGCATCCAATGTCAAAGATTGATTTACCTCTGGATTTAATGTAGTAGAGTATTTTATAGTAACAATAACAGACTCAGCGTTATCTTCACTTTGCAAAGTGGCAATATCTATTATAGTAATATATGGTAAAAATCTATTTACTGCTTGTGTAATTGTTTCCGAAATTTTTTGTGGTAACTTATCATCTATTGGTTCAAAACACACTTCTCTAAGTCTAGATCCAAACAGTTCATTTCTAGGCCTTTCACCAGGATATGTTAACAATAAATTTCTAAGATTGTGTCTAGATTGTTCTAATGAATTTTTAGTCATAGCAAAACTATTGTTGTTGTCTGCTCTTAATGGAAAAGACAACCCAACATATGTTTTAGGATCTAAATCTATTTCTCTAGCACTTCTTGGCATTAACCCAATCCTCCTTGTTTCTTCTTATCTAAAGCTTTCATTAAAGCACTATAGTCTTTTGTTAAAGCATTTGTTACATGTTCTGGAACTTGGTCAACAGACTTTCCAGCTTTTTTAATTGTATCCACTGCTACCATATCTCTTTGTACCTCTTCTGGTTGACTATAACCTAATAGTTCAGTCATTCTTGAGGAATCAAATGTTCCACCACCCATTGTTGGATATTCACTTGATTGTTTTCTACTAAGACCAACTGTTTCGTTCAGAACATCATTTAAAGATTTATTGTTAGTGTACTTTATGTCCTCTTTATGTTCTGATACTTGTGGTATAACATCAGTTAATTGTTGTTGGTTTGAAGTTTTCTGTTCGTTTATAAATATCTCGTTAATCTCTTTTTTGATTTCTCTACGAACAACTTCTTGAATTATTTTTACTAATTGTTTTTTAGTCATGACAACTCCTATACTGTTTTTACTGTGCTACTTAAATATGTAGCTGTTCTTATTGATGTTTGTAATTTTATATTTACCTCTCCTAACTCTACATTTTGTTCAGTTAAAGAGTTTATTTCTTCTAATGATTGTGGTGTTGGTGGCTGTATTGCTGCTAAGGTTGCTAACTTAGCAGTGTTTGCAGCTATGGCAGCGTTATTCTGTGTTATTGTTCCAGTAAACACTTCGTCTAATAATTCTTTTAATTTATTACCAAGTACAACAGGTTCTATTTCTGCTTCAACCGAACTACCCAATCTAACATCATCTCCACTTATAAATATACCATTAGATTTTATTAGTACTTTTTTTCCTTCGATTGTATTACCATCGAATTTATCTTTCATACCTCGTGATAATAAATATATAGAAGAATCATCACCATCAATTTTTTCTTTTCTAGAGTCTCCATCTGATTCATCAACATGTGTAGATATTTTTATTTTTGGTGTATTGTCGTGTCCATCGAAATGTAATGTTTGACCAAATCTACCTTCAAACGTTATACACCCTTCACCGATATCAATTGGTTTTACTTTTTTTCTTTGAAAGTTTTTTCCGTATTTAGTGGTAGAATCATAATCACCAACTACACCAGGTATTGAGTTTTCATTTACAGAATTTTTTCTGTTAGTTATATCTGTAAAATATACCACACCTTCTCTTTCGATAACATTTACATGTTCACCAACCAAAGGTACAGTTGTGGTATTAGTTTGAGCTGGTATAACAAGACCAGGATCTGATTTACCATTTATTAATATACCTCTTACACCCAATCTTACACCTGGTTTATTTCTGATGACTTCTTTAACTTCCAAACGATCTGTCTCGTGGTACTCACTCTCACTAAATTGTGTTACTTTTTTTATATATGAACTTAATTGTAGTGGAGTAGGAAGTCTACCCATTTTCATATCAGCTGGAACATCTAAACCATCGTTTGCTTTTACAGCATATCCAACTTTAGAGTTTTTTGGCATTAATTTATCCTATCAGCGTTTTCTATTTTATTGTGTATTTTATCCGATTCTGTTTGTATATCTTTGATTGTATCTTCGATACCAGAAAGTAATTGAGTTTTTTCTTCTTCTGATAATCCAAATTCGTCTTCTGCTCCAGCTTTACCCTCAGCAGATATAAGTCTCTGAACAATACCAGCCATCTTGACAAGTTGGTCATCATTTCTAACATTTATTTCTAAATACTCTTTAATCATAGGAACTATCTGTACAGCAGTATCCCCATCCTTGATAAATTGAACAAGTTCTTTTGTCAATACATCAAGTTGTTTTCTGTTAAATTGTGTGTTGTCATAAATGTCTTTGAAAAGTGATGATAGTGATTTACCATCAAATATTTCATAATCTATACTCATAGTTAAACCTATATGTTTTTATATAGTAATAAATATATCGTTATCAAAAAAAGACAATATATAAATATATACTGAAAAATATTATTAAATGAGGTTATAATTATATACGAGGGTTTTTTTAAACCCTTTTTTTCTAACTAACGGGAGATAACCATGCAGGAAATAATAACAATGGTAAAGGGATATATAGATGATATTGTTCATTTATTAGTTTCTTTCGTAGCTGTAGGTGCTGTTTCTGAAGTAATATTCGGAACTGGCATTTTCGGTGTCAATGTTATTGGTAACCTCACATCCATCATTAATAAGTTCGGCGAGTCGGGTTTCGCTGGGCTTGTCGCCTTATTGGTGTTGGTGGGTTTATTTCGTAAGTAGGTACGGAATAGCTTAATAGTCCTACGCTATTAGGCAAAAAGAAAGGGGAACGAAAGTTCCCCTTTTTTTGTTTGTGTGGGGGGTGTGTTCTCTTAAAATATTGAACCTGTATTTGCTGTATCTATTTTACCACCTTCTTGAAACTCTTCCATCATATTAAAGTAATAATTCTTCATTTGATTTATTACCCTAGTTATATGTTGAGTATTAGAACCAGTCATTTCACGAATCATAATATACAAAGCTTTCTTATTAAAGTTTTCTATATTTCTTCTTCTACGAAATAATTCTAAAACAGAATCTGCAACTAGTATATCTTTTTGTCTTCTAAAAATATTTGTTATATTGTTATCCCAATATTCTAACATTTGTTCGACAAATTCTATATTAAAATCATTTACATCACCATCAGCAGATTCTTTTGTTACATTTCTATTATAATCCAAAACGGTTATTTGGTCATGAATTTTCATTTTTTTATAATTGTTATTGTTATGAAGTATTAACCAATTTTTACCAACAACAGAGAAGTATGAAAACGCTCTACCCTTTTCAACATTATACTTTGGCATTTGCATTACTAAGAAAGCAACTACTTCATGTTTAACTTCTTCAATAGGATAATCAAAATAGTAAAATTTAAAAGTATGAATTAAATTTTCAGCTAATTTATTAAAAGCAAATGCTATATGTTCTTTATAAATTTTATTTTTTATAACTGGACTATCATGATTATTATATCTAATAATTGCATTCTGTACTGGTGTTCCAAAATAGATTTTACTCTTCTTTTTTCTTTTTCTTTTAAATTTTGGTTTTGGTTTATTTGACTTACTTGTCATTAACATCTTCCCCCCTCAGGTCATTTAGTTTGTTTACGGTTTGTTGTATTTGTTTAAATATTGCACCTGTTTCATCATCTGATTGAAAACTACCTTTGGTATCAATAAGTTTTAATTCAGTATTGACA